AAACCGTTACCTGATTTATCTAGTTCTGGTTTCCAGAGACGTTCATCTCCACCTCCACCAGAATTGTTTACTTTTTCTACTTCTTTGACTAACTTAGCGGTCAATGAACCTAAGTTTGACTGCTTCTTTAGACTTGCGAAAGACATTCGGATTACCTCGGATTAAATTGGATTTGGCTTGTGGTATTCTACTATAATAGAATTAATAATATAAAGTGTCAACTAGTTTCTCTTTTCATCATGTCGATTACATCAGACATCTGATCAAACATTTTAGCGACATCAACATTTGCAGGAAGACCCATTGATTTGGCAGAGGATAAGATTTTATCTTTCATCTCTTTGGCATCAGGATCATCTGATAAACTCAATCTTGCATAAACAATCTTTTGTTTATCAATTAATTTACTTAGTTGATTTATATGATGTGCTTTATCAGCATTATTCATATACGGAAACCGCATGAAATTTTCATAAACACCTTCTTGGAGTTCATGAATCTCAGCCATTTCTGCTCTAACAATTTCAGAATCAAAAAAGCTCATTCCTGAATGACAACCTCCTTTAGAATTTTTTTATAACGGAATACATCAATATTTAGGAAAGGAGTGTATTTCCTAACCCGTCTACTGACGGTTTCCCACACTGGATCTTTTAACTTTTTATCAAAGTCTTTTCCATACCCTAATATTCTATCATAGATTACTAAAGTTTCAAGGCTTATGTTACCACCTAGAAATTTTTTAAGAACAATCGGATGACCTTTACTACAATCAAATATCTCATCTACTTTTTTATCTTTAAATAATGATTCAGATTCCTCTCTGAAAACATAAGATAGTGATTGAGTTCTCTTCTTCCAATCAACATATCTATCTTCACCAGTTTTAATCATCTCACGAATATACATCTGTGATGGATCAGTGGTGCTTACAAAATTAGATACAAAAAAATCTACAACCTCTTTATCATTCTTCTGTCTTGCAAATCTTTCAAACCAAAATCTATCTTTTCTTTTGTAGAACGTTTCTTTTTTTACTCTGGTTCTACCTTCATTTTTATAATAATCATAATGATCTTTTGT